GTACTCACTATGAGTACATGTGAGTGTGCATGTACACCCCATGTACTCACTCTGTCCAGAACGCCCGCAGAGAAACGGGTGCGGGAATTGTCGGTCATTTCCTCTCGTCCCTCTCGATCAGTGCATACCCGGCGAGCATGACGACTATCACCCCCAGCCACCAGGGCCACAAGTAAACCAGTGCCTGCATTTCTGTGATCTGCGGGAACCTGGCCCACTGGACATAGATCGCAGCGGTGACACTGCCCGCGACCAGCATCAGCCCCGCGCCGATGATCTCGGATGTGTGGCGTTTGAACCAGCTCATTCGTCCCCCAGTGCGGCGCGGGCGATGGCCCAGGGTTCGTCCGGCCCGTGCCAGACAACAGGAGGTTTGCCCGTCTCGCCGCTGCAGCCTACGTACCAATTCTCCGTGTCCGCAAACAGCCGCAACGCCCCCTCAAGCTCTGCGACTCGGGCGCGGAGTTTCATCCGCTCGATCGTGTTCACGTACCCGTTGGCCTCGGCGTACTCTTGACACTCCAGCAGGGTAGCCCGCAGCCGCTCCCAATCACGCCGCCACAAACTGACCTCGGATTCCCCCATTCTAGCCCTGCCCTTTTCGTCCATAATCGCCAGAGCTAGAACTAGCTGATCCTTGAGCCACTTGTCGTTCACCTCTCCACCTCCATCCTCTCTCTGACTCTAGTCGCATTCACCACCCGTGCCCGCATACTGATCCCCTCCCCGCCCCACCAGACGTGCTCCGGTATGTCCGCTATGATCGGCCTGCACACGTCCCCGTCCTGAACGCAGTACCGGGACAGCGGGCCCGAGTCCATCACGGGCAATTGCCGACACTCACCCGCAGCGCAGATCACAGCCACGTCCCCGCACTCCCAGTCGGTGTTGTCAATGTCCACCGCTACCCAGGCGTGCGTTGTGTCGTACACGCGCCCACAGCGTAGCGGGTTCCCGGCGTGCGCGTCCGCATCGTAGCGGGTGACAACGCCGAGGAGGATGATGAGAGCGATCTGTGTTACAGCGTACACAGACACGGTATCCATGCACTCAGATCCATCTGCATCTGCCCCTCCCAGCGGCGGCGGGCGTGCTCTCGGAGGCTGATGCCGTGAGGATCTAGCGCGGTCGTGGCGTTATCCTCAAGCGCGATCGCCCGCTCGTATAGGTCCGGGTGTTCGTGGTACAATCGCCGCCACGCCGCCAGCGGTTGACCAGGGCAGAAAAAACAGCCTGACTTGATCGGATAGTCCAGTCCCTCGCGTGCGATGATGCGCTGGCACTCCTCGCGGGTGATACACTCCTCAAATAGCGGCAAGCGCACGCCAGGCTCCTGCCGTGCGGCGCGGCGCGGTTCACTGGCAGACAGCCCCACTAGGCGCACCATGGCCCCCGCCCATTTTGTGACGGGCCGCTGTTTCCACGCCTGAGTACACCAGCGCATCGCCAGCAATGGCACAATACCATGGTCGAGACAGTACTGCTCTAGCGTCACCTGCGCGCGTTTCCCGTGCCATTCCGACCCTGGCGACAGTCGCGTGATCTCCAACCCCCTCGGTCCCAACCATTCCCGCTCAAAGTAGCGGATATAGCAGTACGTCTCAGGCCATTCCCCGCCGGTGTCCGCAAACACGATCGGGCCACGCCACCCGTCGTTCACGAGCATAATGGTCATCGCCACGCTATTGACGCCAGCACCGAAACTGATCATTTCAGACATTGGCCCTCACCTTCCCCCAGCACGCCAGGCCCACGCCGATCGCGTCGGCCTCGTCGCCACCCACCACGTCGGCCTCGGGGAACCGGCCCCGCTTGATCGTCGTCGCTACCCACGGTGCGTTCTTGTGACATCCCGTCGCCTTGACTTGTGACGCGGTGACGGTGGTCAGCTCCATATGCTGCAGCTTGCAGAACTGGCGCACCACAAACTCTACCGCGCCTAGTTTCCGGTTGGTTGCCATATTCCCCCGGTTGCCTGTGGCGATCTCGTAGCCTACCGCGTCGAACTCGAGGCACAGGTTGTACAGCCAGCGGTCAATGTTGATCACCCGCTCTACCCAGTCATCGCCGTCCGGCACGTACACGCCCGACTCGCGGTAGTCACCGTCGTCAAACAGCGCCCACCCCACGGCGGTTGTGCTGGCGTCTAGGGCTAGGAGAGTCACCTATCCCTCCTGTTCAGCAGATACGGGTGCTGCGTGTGCTCCCATTGCCACTCGAACACGCGCCAGATGATGACGCCGGCGGCAACGATCACGAACCCGATCAGGAATAGCTTACCGTGTGGCATCGTCGTCTCCTTTGGCGCGGGCTATGGCGGCGCGCATAGCGTCGATCGCATCTCTTATTCCGATCAGGGCATCATTCCCCACGTACCAGCCATCATCTGTTTGGTGTCCGGCCTCGCGTAGTTCCACATAGGCATCCAGCCCAGCCTCACACGCCGCCAGCAGGTCGGGCACCTCGCGTATCGCATCCTCATAGTCTGCCATCACGCCTAGATACAGCGTGCCTGTACGATCCTGAGTCACCCACAGGATCTCTACATCCCCATCGTACAACCCGCTAGGTCCCCACTCCCAGTTGCTCATCTCCTCACCTCACTAACCGCCTTGCCTACGATCCTATCCTGCCCGAACTCGGCAAGCACCCGTACCGCCCGATCGAGCGCGGCCTTGTCTTGTGCCCGCTGCTGCCTCTCCTTTTCTATCAGCTCCACCGCACGTAACGGGCATTCAGGCTGATCCCGTCCTACGCAGTCGGGCAGCGGACAGTTGAGGCAGGTGTCCTTCTCCTCAAACTGTTTGCCGGTGAATGCCGACAGCCACCGGGGGCCGAAGCGTGTGCCGGGTATGCTCATTTCTCACTCCTCGCGTACCTCACCTGCCCGCAGCGGATGCACTGGAAGCGCCGCCAGCGGGGACGTGCGGCCGATCCGACCGGGACGTGCTCTGTCTTGCATCCACAGCGGTAGCAGTGTCGTTTCATCTCAGTGCCTCCCTCGTTGGCTGTGCGTACACCTGGCGATCCTTGAACTCGAGTTGCTTGGCGTCATTCCAGTTCTGGACGGGTCGGAGGTATCCAACGATTCTGGAATAAACCAGGCATTTTATGCGCTTGCGTGGCGGTTGCTTGATCGTGTTCATCAGTACCCTGCCTCTCCTATCACCTGGAACATCACGTCGACGGGTTTCCCCAGAATGCTGCCCAGCGTCCGCTTGATCGTTGGCTGCGGCTTGCCCTGCAGGTAGTCACGGGTGGTGTTGCGTGGCACGCCAATGTACACGCACCCGTCCTCAATTGGCCCCGGACTGAGACCCGTGTACCAGGCGTCATAGATCGTTTGCCCCACCTGGCCGCGTATGTCCACCATAAATTCATCCCACACGGCTCCTAGAGCGGGATCGGGTTCCTGAAAGCGGGCAATGGGTACGGCTTGCACCGCCTTTATGGTGCTCTCGCCTGGAATGGTAGGAGCTGAGACGATGGGGGTTCGTTCGTTCTCTCCTAGCGCACTTTCGCGAGTCCCGGAAGGGGACGCGGTATGCTCTGGTTCTGTCTCTGTATTTTCCTCTGTCTCTGTATCTGCTTCTACGTTACGAACCGTGACAGTATCGTGACAGTCTCGTGACTCGCTAGTGTCACGTCCATAGTATTGATCCCTGCGCTGCCCTTCACGGTGCCGGCGCTGACGCTCTGCGTTTTCCATTGCCTCTTGCCGCTTGTCAAAGTTGACGATCTGCCAACTACCATCCACAAGACGGATCAAGCCGATGTGTGCTAGGCTCCCGAGGTCGATCTGCATATCGTCATCACTGACGCGAAACCGCCACGCCATATCCTGCAGGCTGGGCAGAAACCCGCCGCGCTCGTTGCGCTCTTTGGCAAGCAGGATCAGCTCTACCCACCGACGCCACAGGTGATCATCGAGTCGTGCCACTTTGGGATCGTCAAGCATCTCGATCCACAGTTTCGCCCAGTAGTTAGATGCCATAGAATTACTCTTTGACTGCGTAGATCATAGGTAATGAAAGCAGAGTGCAGGCACCCTTGAGCAGAACATTGGCCCACACAATTGCCCACACGATAGCTGCCGGCAGGATGCCACCAAAAGCGATCCAGCAAAAGACCAGGCTGTCAACAGGAACCGAAACTGTATTACTGACCAACACGCGCATCCACTGGTATCGCTGCGTGATCTTTGTGACCCACAGGTGATACATTTCTGTGTCCAGAAACTCACTGAGCACTTCGGCCACAATCGAAGCCACAACGATGCGCCATACAGGAGCGAGAACGCTATCCCAATCTGGTTGTGGTCCTGCGCCCAAGTCGTATGGCAGGATGCTTGTTACCCAAAAGAGCAATGCCATCACGACATTGATGGCGGCGGCGACAACAATGAGCTGCCGTGCTTTCTGTTTGCCTAATGTCTTGTGGACCAAATCGCGGAGCGTGAACGTGATGGGATAGATCAGGGTTCCCGCGTCCATTGAAAGACCAAATAACGAGACTATCTTGAGGCTCATAATGTCTGAAAACATCTGAGCGGCGATGTATGCACAAATTACAATCATGTCACTTTCTCCATTCCTGGTAGTTGTACTGCGAATTCGATTGATTTTTGTGGTTCGTTGTAGAGTTGATGTAGCTTTGTGGCGATATGCCCGAGACTCATTGCTACGCTGGCATACATCGGGCTAGTTAGTTCTGTGATTCCTAGATCATGGAGCGATCCCTTCTTGCCATCGGGCCAGTCGAATCCCCCATACACTGAGCATTTCCAGAGATTGTTATTGTCCAGGCTTACGATGTCATCTTTGGCAAATTGCAGGTATTTGAGTTGCTTTTTCCAACTACCGCCGAGCAGGTGAATCTTTCGGCCTCTGAACATCTCAAAAGGGAGAGGGGTTCCAGCATAGCGTGATGGTATCGAGTATCCCAGGATGAATCGTTCTGGAATTTCTGCCAAACAATCCCACTTGGGAATGACTATCACGTTCTCGGCATACTGCTCTACTTCCTCAGCCCACGCCAGGATGATGTCAAGGTCAAAATGCTCAATCCCTGCGCGACAGCATTGCACTGAGGTCATTGCATCTCGCACAGTGGCATATTTGGGCCGATGCTGCTTGATTGCTGCCATATGTGCATCGTGGTCGTACTTCTTGAATTCATTGTCTATGAAAGAAATAGGGAATGCCCATGTATAATGTTCTGGGCGTTCCACCAGACATTTCTGCCCGCTGTTTGTGCCAATCAAGAACCCCATTCGCGCCGCCATAAAGGCAAGGGGGTCTGTAGGCGTGATGCTGAAAATCATATCAACGGGCAGATCGTATTTTCTCATACCGCAATCCCTGCCAAGGAGAACAGGTCAGGCGTATTGGCTTTGATTTCAGACTTGTTGAGATTCTCCAGCATAATCGCAAAGTAAGACGGTTTCAATTCGATCCCGATGAACTTGCGCCCAAAGCTCAAAGCCTGGTATCCCTCACTGCCAATGCCGGCGAACGGGCTGAAAACAGTCTCGCCGGGGTTGCTCCACAGTTTGATGCACCGCTCGATGGTTCCGAGCTGCAGTGGGCAGATGTGCTTCTCGTCTCCTGTGCCCCGCGCCTTGCCGAACTGCAGCGTTCCCGTCTCAGAGATGCCGCCGCCTGGATTGGGCAATTGTGCCGGGGTATAATCAGCGGCATACCAGATCGGGCGCGCCCACTGAATCCAGACCTCATTATCCATATCGCCGTTTTCGACTGGGCGTACTGGATTCTGGTTATCGCCATCCTTGCGGAACACAAGTATCTGATCGGGTATAGCAGTGTGAGAGCGGATCGAGTCTTTGTCCAGGGTCTTGAACAGCAGCCCGTGGGAGTGAGTGCGGATAGCCTGCGCCTGCGGGTTCTTGTCAATAACAACTCGATCGTGAAGCGTCCAGCCCTCTTGGGTGTATGCCTGAATGAGAGCGCCGGAAAAGTCTTTCAGGCCCATCCAGCCGTCTTTTTGCATCATTGCGGGAATGTCCATACAGTGACAGCAGGTCAAGCGTCCCGGCTTGGTGATTCTGAGCAGCTCCCGCACGATGTAGGCATAGTGTCCAAAGAACTCGCCCCAATCTTTGCAGTTGCCGAGGTCACGCTCTGAGTCTGTGTATGTGTACAGGTCTGCAAAAGGGGGCGAGTACACAGACAAGTCAATGCTGTCTGTTGCGATCTCTCCCATTCGCTTACAGGAATCGCCTAGCATCGCGGTCCAGTTTTCGCCTTGCACAATGTCCTCATCATAAATGCTGCGCTCTGTGTCTATCATCTCAAGTTCCCCTTTCTCATATTCTTTGATTTGTTCAACCAAACCAGACCGCAGCCGTGCGGCCATTGCGTCTTTGCGCATCACGTTCTGGTATATCTCTGATTCAAGCGATGACATAATGATATGGACGTTGACCGGATATTTCTGTCGGTATCTCCACTCTCGGCGAACAGCCTGATAGTAGCTCTCCCAACTATCGGACAACCCAAGAAATGCCATGTTGTGGGCATTCTGCATGTTGAGGCCGAACCCGCCGATCTTTGTCTTGGTGACTAGCACCTTGACCTCGCCGTCTTGGAACTGCTCAAAGGTCTGAGCCTTGTAATCTGGTGGCTGATCTCCGCGTACCTCTACGGCGCCATCGATCGCGGCCGTGGCGGCTTTGCTTTCCTCGTTCAGCCCCGCCCATATAATCCACTGTTCGTCCGAGTTGTTGACCAGCTCTGCCAGCACTTCGAGCCGTTGTGGTAACGTATCCCGGCGTACCTGGGATCTGTGTTTGATGCCTTTCAGATGTGTAAAGAATAGTTGATCGTCAGCCTCATAGTTGTCAATCTGGACAAATGTGGGGATGATATTCAAGGGCGGCAAAATGAATCCATCATCATCGTAGCCGAGGTCAGAGGGCTTTGTCATCGTGATTGCCCAGGTGGACAGCCAGCGGAAAAACGCTTGCTCTCCGTGATGCTTGAGCCGCCACTCCTGCCCGCCCTTGTTGCTGCCCTTGCGGTGATAGGTCTTGCCGCCATAGGTATAGGTGTGCTCTTTATTGGCATTGATGAAAAACATCGCCAACATTTCAGACTGGGAGGCAATGCCCAGGAATTGAGCATGATTGCCGATCTCGATGTAATCATTAGGTGCAGGAGTAGCGGTGCAACACAGCCGATAGGGTATGACTTGGCAGGTTTCTGTCAGGCGCTTGCGAGTTTTGCTGTTGATGGCCTTGAGTATGCTCGACTCATCCAGCACCACGGCGCCAAACTGCGACATGTCAAAATGCTCTGCCATCTCATAGTTGGTGATCCACAGTTTGTGGTTGGGGTCCATTTCGTCCATTCCCCGAACATACCGAACATCGAGATCGATCTTTTGCGCTTCTCGCACAGTCTGCCGGGACACAGATAGCGGCGCAATGATGAGCGTATTTTCTCCTATCAGCCGCGCCCACTCAAGCTGGACAAAGGTCTTTCCGAGTCCTGTGTCCAGAAACACGGCAGCGCGTCCCTTGCGAATTGACCATGTGGTGACATCACGCTGAAAAGGGAACAACAGCGGGTGGATGTCGTTTGGGTCTACCTCTTTTCCTTTTGGCGGTACCATCAGAATCTTGGACTTGAGAAACTCCTGATACGGGTTCATTCTCTCGACTCCTCCTAAAACAAAGATCCGCGCTCTTGTGAAGGTCGGCCCAAGGTCGATAGGCGAGCGAGGCTTGCACCAAACACGACCACCGACCCTCACAAGGGAGCGGATCAGCCTCGCTGTCTATGAGCCGTTGGGACGGCTTGTACTTCTGCCTTTGATTATAACCGATCTGCTCCCGCTTGTCAAGTGGAATCCTCCCTACTCACCCACGGACTCGGTGCCAGGTTCCCGCCCGCGTCCAGCTCGACGAACCAGCATTCCGTACACACCCAATGTCCCGTGTCGAACTTGAACACGCGCGGCGCCTCGCATTGGTGGCAGTAGACGCCCACGCGATAGTTGCCGCGAACGTTGGTGGTTGCCGGCGGGCGTGCTGCTTGGTCACGGGAGAGGGTCACGTGGTCACTCACAGTCCGGGCATTCTGGTGCGTGTGTCATCAGCCATACAGTCCAGAGTACCGAGATCGTGAACAGTACCAGCGCGCCGCGGCAAAGGACCGCGCCTATCGCGTCGATGTTCTCTATGATCCAGATCAGGAATGTGATCACCTCTCTGCTCCTCTCCCCACGTGGGGGGTGTTGCCCGCGCTGCGCACCGGGTTCGAACCGGACCCCTTGTCCCTATGCACCGATCCCGTACATAGGGCTTTCCGAGTACGTAGGGAAGGCGATCCCTATTCGTCCACCCTGCCATTGGTGGCGTTTTGCAGCGCAGGCTATGAAACGGTGCGGGCCAGGTCGCTCAGTTACCTGATGGCCTACTATTGGGTCTCTTGAGCCCCGCAAGGTCTCCCCAGGTTACGTCACTGTGACGAGCTGCCCTCGCTGCCGCACCGTTATCAACTTGTCAATGTGCTGCTAGTGGACCTGATCGGAATCGAACCGATGTCCCCCGCTCGCGCTTGGCGTTGCGGGAGGTCGAAACCATTTCCAGGCCCGACGGTGCTACGCTTGGACCAGCCCAGTGGGTCGAGTCACCAGGATCAACCTGCCTTGTGCGGTCCATTGCCGATACCCAATGGTGACCCGCTCGTGCTCCCCAGTGTCGATGACGTCGCCGGGCAGGGGTGTGCCCAGCAGGAAACTGAAATCGAATAGCTTGTGCAGCTCCTTGTTGCGGCCTCGTTCCTCATAGATCGCGTATGTCTGTCCCATCTCTCTGCTCCTCTCCCCACGTGGGGGATGTGCCTGCGCCTGACTAGTCGTCTTCCTCTGGTTCACCGTCCACCGGGAACAGGCTCTCGATGTCAACGCACGAGAACCGTCCGATGGTGTTGTGTACTTCTCGTCTGGCCTCTTCCAGGTTACTGGCATAAACGGTTCCCCGTACATGCGCCTCGTATTCATACTCGTGTTCAGACATAATACCAACCTCCTGTCTAGTCTAGAAAACCCGCGCTGGCCTAGATGTTGCCTACCCCACGCACTGAGCGTGAGCCTTCGACCAGCGCAGGCTTGAAACGGTGCGGGCGGTTGCGACCAGGACAGCAACGCCTCGTTACCCGCCACGCTTGCTGCGCACCGTCCCCGACGGGCGCACCGTTATCAACTTGTAAAGTGTTACCACGGCCCCGACCCCGACCGCGACCCCGACCACGACCCCGACCGCGACCCCGACCACGACCACGACCACGACCCCGACCGCGACCACGACCACGACCCCGACCGCGACCGCGACCGCGACCGCGACCGCGACCACGGCCCCGACCGCGACCACGACCCCGACCGCGACCGCGACCGCGACTGATCATACCCAGTCCGAGCAATCGCTGCGTTCATTTCTGTGCCCTCGGGATCTGGATCGTCCAGAGCTGCGCGTCTACGATCGATCCGCGCCCGACGATCACGGGTCCGTCCACAGGTTCGCATTCGTCCGGGCCGTCGCTGAAAAAGTCCGAGAAGTGCCCGGTGCTTGCGATCCACGTCGCGTCCTCCAGTACCAACTCTTGATTGCTAACAGACACGAGCCGCCCGATCCAGTAGTTCGTTACGGTGCGGATGTGGTATGCCTGCCCGAGTCGCCACGGACCCGGATCATCGGTGACATTCCCCGACAACAGCGCGGCGATCTCTGCCAGCGTCGCGCCTGGGAATCGTTCCGCCAGTGCTGTCAATTCGTTGCAGTCCATCTCTGTTTCCTCCTTGTCTGCTATTGCCTGTTCAATGTTACCAATGGACCTGGCGGGTACTGCCCCCGCGTCCACCGGATGCCATTCGGCCTTAACCGGCGTCGAAACTATTCTCAGGCCCGTGTACCCGCCCCAGACCGTCAGCGTCCCCACGTCGCGGTAGGGGCGGGCTATCCCTAGTCCCTAGCGGACCCAGGGCGTACACTAAGCTCCACCTCGATCGTGCGTCCGGCCTCGAGGTGATCCCATACCTTATTCTCGCCCGCACCCGTCCAGAACGTGTCAATGTGCGCGAAGGCAATCAGAATACCGGTGCTGCTGCGGATCAGCACGTGCTCCATGCGGCTCGACGGAGCACGGGGAGCGTCGCAGGGTACGAGGGTTAGGGTTGGGTTCATCTCTCTGCCCTCGGTGTCGGTGTCGTCATCGTCACGTCATAGAGGTGATCGTGTTCCTCCAACGTGATGCCGTCGCCGTCCCCCGTGTCGATCTTGATGCACGCCACCGTCAGCAGGACCAGGACGATGAGGCACCCGAGTAGCACGCGCCGGCGGGTCACGATGCACCTGGGGGAACGATGTTCTCGGAGGCGTTGGGATACAAGTCCTCTACTGCCTCGGCAAAGGGGCTGGGTTCGGCGTCGGCCTGGTCCTGCTCGGCGATCCATTTGTTGATCGCGTCCATCGCGTCCTGCTTGGCGCCTGCGTAGTCCTCGACGTGCTCAACCTCTAGCGCGGCGTGGACCTGCTCTTTGGTCAATGTAAGGCCGTTGGTCCAAGCCCAGAACCGCTTACGGGCGGCCGGGTCTTTGATCCAGTGCGGTGGCGGTTCATCCTTCGCCTTCGCACTTTTTGCGGCCTTCGTTTCCTCAAATGTACCATCAATGATCTCCTCCATCGGCGTCGGTTCGTAACCAGCCAATGCCATGATCCAAGAGAATCCCAGGCGGTACGCCTTGCCCGTTGCGCGTGTGACGGCCATCGAGCGCCGGGCGTATTCGGCCCGGTTGCCCCAGGTCAGCTTGCCGCGCCGGTCCTTTTCGTCCATCCCGCAAAGAGCCGAGGCGCGTCCGATGATCGCGCCGTCGTTGATGCGGATCAGTTCAACGGTTGCCTCATAGCTGCCATCCTCAAGACGCTGCGTGTCTACCTCTCGTGGCAACACGCCCAACATCGCGCCCATCGTGGACCATCCCTCGACGTGGACAAACTCGCGGCCCTGAATGCGGCTTGACAGTCCTTTGGCCTTGATGATGTTGGCCAACTCTGACGCTATGCCACTAGCCGCCTGAATGAGTGCGACCGGCCCAGTGGTGGGCAGCGCGCCCAGTGAAAGTGTTTTTGGCTGTTCTCTGACAATGATTTCGTTCTCAGACATCTCTCATTCTCCCGTGTTTGCTACCTGCGACGCCTTGAGGGTGCCAGCCTGTCGGCGTCTGGCGCTAGAGCGCGCCTCTCGGATCGTTGACATTTTGTGGCGGGTGGTATTCGGTCGGTGTTCGCCTACGTTCACCTATCGCGTTCCCGCCTAAGTTGGTGACGTGTGGCACTCGGCCTCCTTTTGGTGGTGGCTAGAGCGCCTTGATCTCTGCAATGGTCTCATCTCGATCGTAGCGAGGATCAAGCCTTACGGTGTACATGTTTGAATACCCCGCATGCAGGAAACCCTTGGCAATACCTGGGATTGCACCGAGTGTTTCCTTGGATGCGTCGGTCCACACAAGGAGATCACCCAAGGCGCACTCTTGCACGAATGTGTCACACTGCTTTGTTGCCATCTCCCTACTCCTCTCAGTCCTACCTAATCGCGTCGGCGTGTGTCTCTGCCTGGTCGCGCACGTCCTGTGCTCTCAACGTGATCGCCGCTTGCCATATCTGCTCAAGGCGGTCGTGTTCCTGCTGCGCCTGTCGATAGTACATCTTTGCAGATCCCCACCAGTTGAACCCCACTGGTCCTAGCTTTCCGCGATTGTGCAGCTCTCGATACCGGGCCATAAGGTCAGCCTGGTCCATCATCACGCGGGACCAGTAGCGCATTCCCTCTTGCAGCCCTTTGTGGCACATCTCGCACGACTTGGACGAGGACGTGATAGGGCGGTCGCAGTGTCGGCAGTTAGGCATCGGTGGCCTCCTCCGTCTCGGCGGCGTCCGCCAGGTGGCGGGCCTGCTCGAGGGTCACGGCGTTGGCGTCGCACCACTGGCGCAATACCCAGCGGATGAACCCGGAAACGTGGTGCCCACGGACGGCGGCCTCGGCGCGGACTTGGTCCCCGAGGGACTTTTCTACTCGGATGTAAAACACGGTGTCTTTCTGTTCGCTCATCTCTATTTCCTCCTGAGTGATTACATCATACCATAAACTCTGTACGGTGTCAAGCATAGTCTGCTCATATAGACGAAGTTACATATGTTCTGGGCGTGACATTGGTGTAACTTTAACTTGACAACGTGGCCCAGATGTGCTAAAATCAGTATGCAGCGTGCTATAGCTTTGTGACAAGCCGCCCCGGCTCGAGCAGCGGCCCACTAAAACCGGGTGACAGGAGCAAGGCCGGACGGTTTCTCTCTTTCCTCCCTACGGGCGGGCGAGGCGTAAAGGCCGGACCCGCCTAAGGAGCGCGAATGTTCTCAGGGTCTGTGCAATAGATGCGACAAACACGCTCCGCTCTCAGCCTGGTGCTAGTGGCTGTGTTGGCGTTCCTGCTGGGCTACTGCCTGGTGCAGAACGTGGACGCACAGTACGCCACGAGCCCGATAAGCCCCGTAAGCCCCATCAGCACGCCGGGAGTAAGAGCAACCCCCACGATGACCCCACGGCCCACACTGACACCGGTGTTTGCCGTGGTCAACGTGGTCGCCGTGCCGGTGGATACGGATGCTTGCATTCCTGGCGATCGAATCTACGTCTCGATGTGGTGGACCGGCCCGGACACGGGCTACCCGCTCTACTGGAACGGCTGCGGGTATGAGCTGTCGGGCTGGGGTGAGTAGTGACCATATTCAGAGGCAATGGAAGCGGTCAACATACTACCTGGAGCGGGACGCGCGTCTGGAAGGGGCGTTTTGTGCCGGTGGTGCCAGACTGGTGGGATCCGAATGGCGAGGGTCTGTGTGTCTGGGCGGCGTGGAAGGCCAAAGGCGCGGCTGACTATGCCACGTCCAAGACTGATCTCAGCGGCAACGGCAACAACCTCGCTGAAGGCAACGGCGCGGTCCCGTGGGCAGCGGGCGCGGGGTGGGGGTTTGTAGCGGCGAATGCGCAGTGGTTGGACACGTTGTTTGTGCCACAGAATGATCAGACGCAATCTGTTCTAGTTCAGTATGCCAATGCCATCACTATCAACGGCTATATTTTCGGAATGCGGGATGGCGCTAGTCGGCTGGTTCAGTTGCTACCGAACCAGAACGGTACACGAGTCCTCTATGGAAACGGAGGTGCGCAAACTGTAGTGCCTCCGCTGGCAACAGGCAACATAGGGATCGCAGGTAACAGTGGGTATCGTAACGGTGCCGCAGATGGGCCCGCCCTCGGAGCCTGGGCCGGAGCCGCCGTGGCGTCTTGTTATATTGGCTGCCGAAATATGGCAGGTGTCGCCGGAGGCTTCGGGACGTTTAATGTATGGGCAGTGGTCATCTATGATTGTACCCTCACCGCTCCCCAGATGTTAGCGGTCGCAAACGCAATGGCGGCACTTTAGGTACGACACGCATCTTTGCGTGTCCTTGGAGGCATACTTGGCAACAAGAGCAGACTACCTGGTCCGAGAGACACACGCATCCTTGTCACGTATTGAAGGGCTGTGTGATCAACTCGGTTCAGAGGTGCGGCACATCGTACAGTTGATGGACGCCATCGGTGGCGGCGTGCTCAATGACCACGCATTCGAGAACGGCTATACTAAGGCTGATATGATCGCGCTCTATGTGGCGCTGAGTGCGCTGCCGGGCTTTGTGATCCCTGATGACGTGCGGGATCACGTGTTCCTGTTCCTGAGTTCCGTGCAATAGTGAGGCGCGCTTTTGTCGTCCTGGTCATCCTGCTCCTGTCCGCCGCGATCGCGTGGTGGTTGGGCCAGAGTGGACCGGCGATTGCGCAAAGTCCGCTGCCTAGCCCGCTACGGTCGCCACTCTCGATGCTCTATATCCCGGTGGTGATGGGCGGTGACAAGGCATTCCCGCCGGCGGCTGCCCCGGTGAACCTGCAGGGCGTGGGGCACGATCGGAAATGGGTACAGGGTGAAGCGGACTGGCTATGCCCGGCACTCACGATGTCCGGGGTAGAGTGGTATCACGACTGGACACCGTATCCGATTCAATGCGCGGGCGTCGAGGCCGTGCCGATGATATGGGACGAGACACAGATACACGTCTCGGTGCAGGGTAATTCCGAGTGGCTGCAGGTGTTCAACGAGCCAGAGTTTCAGAGTCAGGCGAACCTCACACCACACGAGGCGGCGGCCTACTATCGGTATGTTGAATCTCTGCACCCTGACAAGAAACTCATTGGTCCGGCAGTAGTTCATCTCTGGTGGTCGGAGGACTTTCACTTTTACTATGAGCAGCAGTATGGGGAACAGCCACGAATGGATGCGCTTGCAATTCACAGCTACCCACAAATTCCTGGGGATGCACTGGCAAGTACACTTATTCAACGGAGCATAAACGACGTCCAAGCTGCCATTGACTTTGCGGCAGAGCATGGCATTCCTGAGGTCTGGGTAACAGAATTCGCTGTTCAACCAAGGGGCGATCCGCAGAAACCCATTGACTATATGACGGCAATGATTGCTTGGTTTCAAGCTCAGCCGACCGTCACTCGTTGGGCTTGGTTCGCTCTGGACCTGACAGACTTTTGGTGGGGCGAATACGACACATCGCTGGTCTTGGATGGGGCCTTGACCCCGTTCGGTGAGGTATACAGTCAATGACAGTCCCAATGAAAAGGAATACGGCAAGCCAGGCAGTGTTCCTGATGCTATTCAGTGGCGTCGATACCATCACTACCCCCACGATTGCGGCGGGGGATTTTAAGGTCAGCCTGGACGGGGGCGCAGAGGCTAACCCGGCTGTGTTGCCAGCGGAGACCCCAGCGGGCAGCGGTTGGGTGAGGTGGCTGCCCACTCAGGCCGAGACGAACGCGACCAATGTCAACCTGAGATGGTCGGATGCTGCCGGCGCTGAATGGGACGATGGCGGGATCACAATTCCTACAAGCACGGTGGTCCTGTCCGATCTCTCTGATGCGGTGGTGGCGAGTACGGCCACGGCTGCGGCAGGCGAGATCCTGATTTACCGTGGCGACTCTATGGACCAGGACGTCGCAGACCTCGGGGACATCAGCACGCGCGCAGGTGAGAAGGTCTGGTTCACGGTCAAGGAACAGCTCGACGACTTGGATGCAGACGCCATTATTATGATCGGCGAGACGACCGGACTGATGATCCTGAACGGGGAGGATGTGAGTGCAACCCGCGCGGCAGAGGGCACGATTACCGTTACTGACGCCGTGGCCGGGGACATCACGATCTGGATGAACCCGACGGCTACGGATGAGCTAACGCCTACTGCCAAACTGAGTTATGACATTCAATGGGCAGACGGGACCGATGTTACCACGCCGGCGATGGGCAGGTGTAGGGTGAGAGCAGATGCTACAAGGGCGGTAGCGTGACCTCGTTCTACTGCTCCGTTGCCCGCGTGCAGACGATGGCCGATGGTGGATTACGTGTGTACCTGGACTTACCAGAGGACGCGATTGTCCCGGCTGCTGAGATGATGGCCTACAAGCGACACGGGACCGTGATCGACGTGGAGATGACGCCGAGGGGCGAGGAGCGACCAAACACAGTAGAGGACGTGTACACCTTTGAGTGAGAACGGACGGCACGTCACAAACGGCACACTTGCCAAGCATAGGGACGATATGGACCGCTTTCTGGAGAAGTTGCGAGAGAGTGGTAATGTCCGTTTGTCGTGCAAGGCAGCAGACATCAACCGACGCACCGCGTACCGCTGGCGTGATCGGTTTGCCACGTTTGCGGACGAATGGGACGAGGCGCTTGAGGATGCCCTGGACTTGCTTGAGGGCGAGGCGTGGAAACGCGCCCGCGATCACAGCGATCGACTGCTGATGTATCTGCTCACGGCACATCGACCGGACAAGTACAGTGACAGACTGAAAGTGGATCACGAGGGGGACGTGGGGCTAAAGATCGAGTATGTCAATGATTGGCGGCGTTCGTCTTGAGTGCCGTGTGTTCTGGTTTCCAGTCGGTATTGCGTGAGTAAGAGTATTATACCGGCTTAGGAGTCTTGTGTCAAATATCAGATTGCCGTACCCGCATAGAGGACAGCAAATTGTCAGACAACAAGCCCAGAGGTTTAACTGGTTAGCAGCAGGACGAAGATGGAGAAAAACCACGCTGGGAATGTCAATAGCCGTTGAGGCCGCAGTACAGGGGCAGTCGATTGTGTGGGGCGCGCCTACATTCGACCAAGTGCGTATCGGCTGGGGAGAGATGAGGCATGGCGTCGGGACCGCTGCACGATTCACGCAGCAGAGAATGGTGGCAGAGTTTCCAACAGGGGGACGTGTCATCTTTCGCAGCCTAGACGACCCGGACAATGCTCGAGGGCATACTGCGGACGGTGTGATAATAGACGAGGTAGAGAAGGTCAAGGCGGAGGCGTGGTATGAAGTGCTGCGCCCGATGTTGATCGATACGGGCGGATGGGCCTGGGGGATGGGAACGCCACTAGGGCGAAACTGGTTTTGGAAGGAACACGTGGGATCTGCGGATCGCGAGGACACAATGGCCTGGCAGATTCCGACCGTAGGATGCGAAGTAGCAGACGGTGCGGGGCGGTTGATACGCAAGCCGCACCCGCTGGAGAACCCAGATATACCGTTCTCAGAGATTGAACAGATGTTCCAAACGGTATCCCTGAGAACGTTCAGGCAAGAGATACTTGCGCAATTTCTAGAAGGACAGGGCGCTGTGTTCCGCAACATCGGGGCGTGCCTGTACCCTGGAGGCGATACGCCAGAGGAACACAAGGGACACGAGACGGTGATGGGCGTGGACTGGGGTAAGAGCGAGGACTATACCGTTGTCTCGGTGGGCTGCAGGCAGTGCAAGCGAGAGGTGGCCCTTGACCGTTTCCACGGGATCGAGTACCGGCTACAGAGACAACGCATCGGCGCCCTGGCTGAAAAGTGGGGCGTGTACGACATTCTCGCAGAGTCCAACGCGATGGGCGAACCGAACATAGAGGATATGCAGTATGCAGGGCTGCCGGTGCGGGGGTTTGCGACCACGGCCAGCAGCAAGCCGCCATTGATCGAAAACCTTGTGCTCTGCTTTGAGCGCGAGGAGATTCAATTTATAGACAACCCGATTGCCACGGCAGAGCTAGAGGCATATGAGATGAAGGTGAGCGCGAACACTGGACGGCCCTCGTATTCGGCGCCTGAGGGGCTACATGACGACGTGGTGATCGCTCGTGCCTTGATGGCCAATGCAATGCAGTTGCGTGGCTCTTGGATAACGTTGCTGGGATGATGATATGAGACGACAAAAAACGACACCGATGTTCACCGGCGGCGTGCTGGGGTCAAAGGCCGTAAGCCTGGGCGACCTGGATGAGTTCTTGGACTGGCTCGTGAGCGGGGAAGGCGGGGCAACCTCGCAGGAACTATACGCCGCCGTGTCGTGGTCGTTCTGGTGTGCCAACCTGAGAGCGTCTAGCCTGGCCAGCGTGCCCTATGGCATCTACCCGCTGACACTGCCCGAAGGGGACGAGGACGAGGATAATGAAGTGGAGTGGCCCTATCCGCTAGAGACGCTGCTCTGGGATACTGAGGCGTGGATGACGCTGCTCGGGGCGGCGTATTGGCTAGAGAAGCGCAAGCGGAACCAGCTCAAGGGACTGAAAGTCCTCAACGCCAACACGATGAAGGTCAAGACCTACGACGAGGACGGGCCGGTCACGTTTGAGCAAAGGGTCGGGACGCATAAGCGCATCTATCCCGCCGATCAGATCGTCTACTTTCGCACGTTCAACCCCAAGGACGACATCAACAAAGGGGTGAGCGGGGGCGAAGTAGGGACGACTGCCGGCGAATTGATCTATAATGCCAATCGGTGGGCAGCGGCATTCTTTGAGAATGGTGCTATTCCTGCGGTGATGTTGACCACGGACGGGGCAGTGCCGCCCGAGGAAAAAACACGCATCCAGACCGTATGGAATCGGATGGTAGAGGGGGTGACAAAGGCATTCAAGACCGTGGTCTTGGAGCGTGGCCTGACTCCGACTGTGGTCGGAACGCCTATCTCTGACCTAGCGATGCCTGACCTAGAGGAAACCAAGCGGCACCAGATCCTAGCGGCACACAACATCCCGCCGGGCCTGGGGGACGTCAAGACGAACCGGGCAGAGCGGGACGCCCTACAATGGGAGTTCTGGACATTCTCGATCGTGCCCTATATGAGGACGCGCATCACCCCGGCGCTGAATGCACAGCTATTTGAGCCGCTGGGCCTGCGCATTTCGTTCAAGTACAGCGAGATCGAGGCGATCCAAAAAGAGGAGATTGCAAAGGCTGAGAGTTTGGCCTTTGTGATGAGTGGTGTGATGCTGCCGATGTATGAGCAGAACACGGTCTCGGTAGACGAGGTACGGCGCGTGGGCAATGAACTGCTGATCAAGGCAGACCTGCCCGCGCTCGACACGTCATTCACGCCAGAGGAGCGGACGCCCCTGCAGCTAGGTGACGGCGAGGAGGACGCCGGCGAGGAGGACGATGCACCCAACGAGATCGCAGCCAACATACAGAATCGAGCGGCCCCAAAAGCGCCGGCCCCGGAGTGGGGCGCCCACCGGGTCTCATTGCAGAGCTAGTCCGGTGGCGAGACAAGGCCATCAGACGAGGTAAGCCGTGCGACTTTAACAGTGACATAATCCCTGAGTGGCTGGATGCCGAGATCAAAGCGGCGATGGACCTGGTAGGGGTAGAGGGCGCGTTCTCGTTTCTGAAGGGGACGGACTTTGCAGCCAGGGCAGCGGCGGAGCGGCGGATCAAGCTCAAGATTCAGCGCATTATGAAGGAATACCTTGACGATGCAGCGCGGGCGGTCGAGAATGGACAGCAGTTTGATTATGCGGGGATGGCAGCGGATTTACAGGCCGCGATCCAGCCGGACCTATCCCAGATGATCGTGGGCGAGGCTCTAAGCGTGTCGGCTGACGTCGGGATCGCATTCGACCCGGCTATCATCAACACGGATGCCCTGAGATGGGCGCGTGATTACAGCTATGAGCTAGTGTCTGGCCTGACGAACACGACCAGGAACCAGATCAGCCAGGTCACGCAGTCCTTTATCCAGACGCCGGGGATGACACAGGGCGACCTAGAAAAGCTGCTCAAGCCGGCATTCGGCCCGGTGCGCGCGGAGATGATCGCCACGACTGAGGTCACACGCGCATACTCGGAGGCGACAAACGAGATCCAGCGCCAGGTGAACCAGACCGGTGTCCCGATGACGCGGATCTGGCAGACGCGGAATGATGAGCTAGTGTGCCCTATCTGTGGGCCATTGAATCAGCAGCCGGAGGCGGTGTGGTCTGGTGAGTTTCCAGATGGACCGCCGGCACATCCTAACTGCCGATGCGGGAGCACCTTGACATCAGCGCCGGCAGAGGTGCTAGAGGAACGCGCAGCGGCGGCAGGGCGGGAACGGGAGCAGATACTGAGGGAGCAGGGGCTATGGGTGGAACCACCGCGCCCGACGTCGCAAGCTGAACAAGAGCTATTAGCAGAATTGACCGAAACGCAGGAATACTATCGCCAGAGCGGGGATGAGGGTGTAAAAGAATATTTAGACAGCCTACAGGAGAGCCTAGACAAAGAGCAGGCCGCGAACCAAGCCTTGTGGGATGCGTTTCAGATCGCGCCAGATCAGGCAACGGCCCGAGACTGGGAATTCGTAGCCAGTGACCTCGACCGGCAGGCGCAAAAGCTCTATGAGCGGTACACAAAAGAGGGGATCAAGCTGCACGTAGAGCAGGCTAGGGGAGCCAAGGATAGCGGTTATATGCAGGTCGGCGGTCAAACGGTACAGGTCAAGCGGGGTCATTTCAGTGTGCGCCAGGCACAGCGGATCGAGGGCCAGGTGTGGAGTGAGGCCAAGGACGAACTGAGAGACGCCGCCGGCGAATTGCTACAAGAGGCGGGGTTCACCTCCCAGGACATTTCCGGGGCCAGCTATGAACAAAGGGTGCGCTTGCTTGAGGAGGTCGGTCAAAAGGATATATTGACCACGGCGTCAGGCAATCCAAGCAAGATCGACGCCGTGCCGCTAGATGCCAGAGAGGCGGCGGTTGACGCGGTGGACTTTGACCGAGCGGCAACGTTTGCCAATTCCGCACTCGATCCGCTAAGTATGCCGAGCCTGGACGCCTACCAAAAGCTAGACTTGGCCGAACAGATACGCTCAACGAGGATAGAATGATGGCAAAGAAACCGTCACAGGTGACATCAGAAATCATAAAACTGCTCTATGATGAGAACGCGCCTCGGTGGAGCGTTCAGGATAAGGGCAACCTTGTTGCAGCGATCAAGCTACAGCTAGAGACTCGGCAGGGATCTAGATGACTGAGATCACATTCACCGACCTGGACCAGCTACAGCGGCACAGGAGTCGCTGCGGGATTTGAGGCAGAGGATAGCGTGATGGAAACAACGTCTATCGGAAATATTTATGGTGGGTACGTACCCAAGGCGACTATGCGGATATACGTTATCAAAGATTCTGGCGGGCAAGTCCTTTATGTAGGAAGATCAAAGGATGCTGTTGAGCGCGTGCGTGGTCACATGGGGATTGGCTCTTATGTGTTTGGTGGCTCCCGTATCGGAACGCACATTGTCAAGTGCTGGCCTGCCGCGCAAGCGTGGCCCGTGGAATTGTACGATGTGCATGATTGTGCCTCTATCTATCCATATCCATACAAGCTGAATGGGACTCCGCTAGATAACATAATTCGAGATATGCACGTTGAGCACGCGGAGGAGGAGCTGATACAGTATCTTCAGCCCCCATATAATGTGTTAGGTAAAGGCTATGACTGAAATCGTCTACACCGACCTAACCCAGCTACAACAGGCTTTCGCCAAACTCAGCGGCCCCCAGGTCAACAAGGTCGGGGAGCGCGCAGGCGTCAAGGTCGCGGAGGAACTGAAGGACATACTAGCCAGGGCGCCGGGGGCATCGCACCGCCCGGTCCTGTGGGACAGCGAGAAGCAGCGCAAGGCGTATTTTGCAGGACGGCACAAGGATGGACTGCCGCTCAAGTACGCGCGCGTTTCTGATAACTGGTCGCAGAAATCAGAGCTATCGTGGGCAACAAAGCGCACTGCCGGCGGCGCCCTCTTGGGCAACCCGGCGACGTATGGCCCGAGCGTCTACAGCCACGAGCACCAGACGCGGCAGCACAAGGCGACGGGCTGGACGACGGACAAAGAGGCCGCCGATCGGGTTATGCAGGACGGGACGGTGCAGAGGATCGTGCTAGGTGAGATCACGTCGATGCTGAATGAAGTGTTCAGGGGGCTGGGATGAACCGCCTACGTCGATACCTTCCGTTCCTGTGGGCCTTTTGCCGCTCCTACCGGGCGCTGTGTGAGTTCCCAGAGCGTGCGCCGGGACTGAGGGCGCGGGTGCGCACCGCATACCGGTGGGGCAGGCAGTACAGGGAGAGCGTGCGAATCGAGAGGGCAGGATGACCGACCGTGCCCTTGCCGCCTACATCGCCCTGATCCTGGCACAGCGCCAGGCCGAGCTTATGAAAGTCGATGCAATGGAGCGGTACCTGCAGGGCGTGGGCGCATTCAAGGGTCCGCGCACAAGTGAACTGAGGAAAGAGCGAAAGTCAACCCGGAGGGAGTGACATGATTCCAGCACCAAGCATTTTGGACAGCGATCTAGTGATCACTTTGGAAACACCAGACGGGCGCGTGTTCACGGGTAAGGGGTTTCCCGTCAGCCTGGAGTATGAATGTGATACTATCGATGTCACTACGTATGGCGACGATGCCCCGGTCTTTATGGCAGGACGCCAACAGTGGACACTTGAGATCGTCGGCAACGGACGGATGGAAATGTCTGAGCGAGAGACATACACAAGCGCGACGGAGTGGCAATGTGTTTACTGTAGGACGCCGAACGAGCGGCAGGCACGCAAATGCACCGAATGCGCAGCGCCGAGGCCATTTGTATATTCGTAAAGAGAGGAAAGGAAACCGTGAATAGACGCGAGTTCCTAAAGAGTGGAGTGACGATGGCAACAACGCAAGAGTGGTGTCAAAGGGCACGCACGAGATGGCCTGGTCTATCGCTGGATACGCCGGTCTTTAGGAGCAGAGCGAAGCAAGTTATCTTTCCGAGAGTTCTGCCCTTGTCTTGGGATGAGTTGCAGAATAAGGACTATCAGTGGGACTTTGTGCGTGCTTATATGGAGCTACATCCAGAGCACTACAGCGCAGAACGTAGGCGCGAGATTATGGACAAGTTCGGCCCGCGCTTCGGACAGGTCGAGGTCAATCTGGAGCAGGTTGGGGAATACTGGATAGGATACGAGCCAGATAGCAACGTCCTGTGTGTACTTGAGGAGGGAAACCGTGAATAGACGCGAGTTCCTAAAGAGTGGATTGGGCGGGCTGTTCGGGGCGCTCCTGGCGCGGTTGGTCCCAGTGGAGGAGCTAGAAGCAGAGCCGTGCATCTGGAGATATGCAGAGGACCAGCCGCCTGATATGCGCGTCCTGCTGGACGGCGAGGACGTGAGCGACATTTGTACCGGGATGTACGCGCACCGAGACGCAAGGCGGCCTATTTCTGGTATTGCCCAATTGCTGACGGGCGTGATTCGAGACAAAAGCATAGACGGATTCGATGTGGTTGGATTCCGCATAGATGACCACGGCGATGCTGTGATTGAGGATCGTCGCGGCATCGTGGAGTGGGAATACAGATAGGCAGCACTTGACCTAACAACCGCATAACTGGCAGTCCGATAGGAACGCCGCTCGATTCAGGAAATGTAAACATTCCTGAGTCTAGCGGCGTTTTTTCGTTTCACGAGGTGAGCAATGGACAAGACAAAATACCTACTGGGTCATCCGATACGAACCTTGTCCCGCATTCCGCGGTGGATTCGCACAACAAGCCCGCGATTCACACTGTGGCTTGTGCGCGAGAACTTTGTGCTGTGGCTTGACATTTTAAGAGGTGAGCAATGGACAACGCACTGAAGGCAATCGGCAGGACAGACGACGAGCTACGCGTGGGCAATCACATCGTCCTATTCGGCGGGCGTGACCTCGAGGGCGTAGGCAGCCCCACGATCAACGAGGACGGGAGCCGGGGTGAATACTTTACCGCTGACACCGTGCTCGATAGCAAATATACCAAGGCCGGGGCGCTGTACGTGGACTGGGAGCACAGCGACGGGGAGCTGGGTGACGAACTGCTTGGAGTTGTGGACTGGAAAACAGCACAGATCACCGACAAGGGCGTATTCGTCGAGCGTGTCTTGAGCCGCCGTAACCAGTACGTGCAATGGCTGGATGAGTTGGGGTGGTTCGACAATGGCACGCTGGGCACGAGTTCGGAGGCCAACCCCGCCGGCGTGGAAAAGGCGGCGGACGGGGCAATCACCCGCTGGCCACTAGAGCGGGACACCATCACCGTACAGCCGATGGAACCCCGAATGCTAAACGAGAATCAGCTAGTAGCGTTTAAGGCGCTGGGAATCCCCGTGCCTGACGATAACGAACCAGAGCCAGAACCAACAGAGGCAACGCCAGAGGGCGCATCGGCGTCGGTGGTTGCGGTCGGTAAGGCGAAGGTCAATCTCTCACTTTATCAGAGCAACCACAGGAGAAAACAATGAACGCAACAAAACTGCGTGAGCTGGCGCACAACAAGGCGCTTGAGGCTCAGGCACTGCTCGAGGCCGAGGAGCCGACGACCGAGGACGTCGAAAAGGCGGATGCCTTGATTGCGGACGCGGACAAGCTGCGAGGCCGGGCAGAAAAGATCGAAAAGGCGCTGACCTTTGAGGTGACCGTATCTGATACGGCGCCGCCTATTGTCGTTGTTGAGGACGAGGCAGACAGGGCGCTTGAGGGCAACCCTTATAAGACCTTCGGCGCGTTCCTGCTGGATGTCAAAGACGCAGCGATGGGAACCACTGACAAGCGGCTCTTGCCCCTGCGATCCAGAGACTCCGCAGAGCCCGGATACAACCTGGGCGGCGCGATGGGCAGTGAGTTTGTGGGCGGACTCACAAAATCCGCATTCCGCAAACAGACGGGCCTTCACGAAGGCCTGGGCGCGACTGGCGGGTTCCTGGTGGACACCGACCGTGACAACTCGATTATGCAGCGCGTGTACAGCGTGGGCGAGTTGTTGCAGCGTGTGGATATGACGGGCCTCTCATCTGGGGCCAATGGGATGACGTTCAACGCCATCAACGAAGCGAGCCGAGCCGACGGGTTTAGACGCGGCGGCATCCGAGCCTACTGGACAGCAGAGGGCGGGACAAAGGTCGCTAGTCAACCGGCGTTCCGGCAGCTTGAATTGCGATTGCACAAGTGCGTTGGTTTGGTCTACTCGACTGATGAACTGTTGCAGGATGCAAACGCGCTTGAATCGTGGATTCTGAACAACCTGCCTGAGGAATTGCGCTTCGTCGTCGAGGATGCGATTTTCAACGGCACCGGCGCAGGTCAACCTATGGGCATTATGCCCAGCGGTGCGCTCATTGCCGAGGCTATCGTGCCTGGGCAGGCAGCGGCTACCATCGTCGGTCAGAATATCATGGACATGTGGTCCAGACTCTATGCGCCTAGCCGCAGGAATGCGGTATGGTTCATCGATCAGAGTTGTGAGCCGGAACTGTACAACATGGCTATGGGCGTGGGCACCGGCGGCGTGGCGTTGTACCAGCCTCCCGGCGGGCTTTCACAGACCCCATACGCAACGTTGATGGGCAGGCCGGTCGTCGCCACAGAGTACCAGGCGCTACTCGGAACCCAGGGCGACATCGCTCTGTTCGATATGTCAGAATACCAGATGATCGAAAAAGGCGGCATCCAACAGGCATCGAGCATCCATGTGGCGTTCCTGCAAGATGAAACGATCTTTAGATTCGTTTACCGCGTGGATGGTCAACCGAAGTGGAATGTCCCGTTGACCCCGAACAGTGGCGGACCAACACAGTCACCGTTTGTCGTGTTGGCTGCGCGGCCATAAGGAGAATATGACATGAGCAACATCTTTCTTCCAGAACATTTCAAGATCGTTTCAGCAACGCCGGCGGGGCCGGTCACCACGAACGGCGGGGTCACGTTTGACGTTGTGAACCTCGAGCAAGCGGTGATGGTCTGGCTCGTTGCGCAGTTCCATCAGGACGTGGGGCACGCTACGACCATTCAGCCGGTCGTGGGTACCACGGTTGCAGCGGCGACCGCGATTACGTTCACTCCCCACTGGTGGAGAAATGCGGACATGGCGACCACGGATACCCTCGTGGCCATCGCCGCAGCGACCACGAGTCCTTGCACCGCAGCCGCAACCGACCAGATGATCGTGATTCAGATCGACCCGGCGGATGTCGTGGCACAGAATGCCACGTTCTCGTTTTTGGGCGGCACTATCGCAACCAGTGCTCAGGCCAACAACTATGTATCGGCCACCTACTTCATCCAGAACCGATACCCGCAGACAACGCCGGCAACGGCGATCGTGTAGTTTAATCGGGGGGCGGGTTTCGGCCCGCCTCCTCTATGGCCTGACAATGGACAACCCAGGACAGGCAATCACAGGAGAATCAAATGACCAAGCGACACTCACCACTCTTTGCACAGCATCAGCCGGGAGGTGTGTTCAACGTCATCAACATGGAGTATTTCCCGGCGGACCTGTTCTTTGTGGACTCAACCAACGCATCAGCCAGCGATTCGGCAGGCTTTGGGGCCAACCCCGACGCCCCGTTCGCAACGCTGGATTATGCAGTGGGGCAATGCACCGACTCGGTGGGCGACTACATCATCGTGATGCCGGGGCACACGGAAACCATCAGCGCAGCGGGCGGGCTGGCCCTGGACGTGATTGGCATCACCATCCTCGGCATTGGCAATGGTTTGCTGATGCCAACCATCACGCTGGACACGGATATTGCTACGGACGTAGATGTCGACGCGGTCAACATCACCGTCAAACACATCAAATTCGTAGCGGGCCTTGCTGATATGACGGCGGTTATGGACATCAACGCCTGTCACACATCGTTCATCGACTGCCGCTTTGAGGGCGACGGCGCTGGGCTGAATGCGCTGATCTGGTTCCAAGACGCCAACAACGTCGATGAACTGACTATCAAGGACTGCCGATTCTATGACCCGGACGCAAGCAATACGCACGCAATCAACCTGTCTGGGGACGGCTACGGCCACGTGATCTCTGGCAACTGGCTTTATGGCGACTGGGGCACGATGGCGATCGGCGGGGCGGGCGTGGTTATTCGCCCGACCATCGAGAACAACTACATCTGGAACATCGCCGCCGTGAACGACACGTGTATCAACACGGCAGCGGATGGCGGGTGGATCGTTGGGAACATGGTCACTACCCCACAGTTGCAAGGGAATGCTATCACGGGTGCAGCTATCGGCAAGTTCAACAACTATCAGTCTGTTGATGGCGAAGACCTGAGCGGTATCCTTGAACCGGCAGCGACATAGGAGAGAATGACATGACTGTAGAATGGGTTACAATCGGTGACGCTCTTGTGATGCGCAGCGTCGAGTACCCGTTTAGGTGGTACGATGCCGGGGGCACGCACGTCAACAAGTTCGAGCTGAACACGGCAGGCTGCCCGACGGATGACACTACGGGTATGCCCACTGAGTTTACGAATACTCTGGTCAACGCGACTACGTTTGCTCACACGGATGTGGCGGGCGGTGCGGTACTCATCACTGCTGACAATGCCGAGAACGACGGCATGACGATGCAGCTCGGTGACGAGTTGGCCGGTGCGGGAGAGAGCATTTCATTCGCCTTGCGCTATCCCACGTACTTTGGGATAACGCTCCAGATCAATGATGTGGACCAGACCGATTTTGTGGCCGGCCTCTGCATCACTGACACCTCCCTTCTCGGTGGTATGACCGACGGTTTATACTTCCGTTCGGTGGACGAGACAGCGGTGGTAAACTTTGTACTTGAGCAGGACAGCGTTGAGACCGTCACCGCCGTCAACACGATGACGGACGCGACCGACGTGACGCTTGAGTTCTACTATGCAGCGGACGGCAACGTGTATGTATACGCTAACAGCGCTCTGATGGCCACTATCGCCGACACGGACGCCAATTTCTGCAACGATGAGTTGCTGCGGTTGTCGTTTGAGTTCTTGACTGGCGAGGCCGTCGCCAACACCTGCACGATCAAGCGGTTCAAGTACTTTCAGATTCAAGACTAGCAACCACGGGGCGGGTGGGCAACTGCCCGCCCCAATCGGAGAATGAATGGCACGCCCAAATGACCATCTGGCGGATCTAAATGAGGTAGGGCGCTCGGTCGAGGTGGTTTCCACTGCTGACGGGTGGGAGCTAGTGATCGATGGTGAGCTGAATGCAGACCGCACACAAATCACGACAGCAGAACAGGACATTCAGTCAGCGTCCGGGGCGTGGGTACTGATCTACATCGACAGCACAGGAGCGCCGACAAACGTGCGCATCCTGGCTCAATTCTCACACGATGGTCTGGTTTGGTGGGACTTTGAGGAGGGACTATGGGCATCGCTGTACTGGGAGGACACCGACACGGCAGCGGGGATACACAAGACCTACTTGCTGCCCTGCGGTGGCCATGACTGGGTACGGTTTAGGGCCATCGGAACGGGTACGGCAGCGAACGCCACATTTGATGTGCGCGTCTGGCTTAGGGCATTTCGTGGCTCGTATGGGACAGCGCACGCCTGATGGCACTCGGAACGGTGATCAGGGACTTTGCCAGTCCGGCGGCGGACCCGATAGGCATTGCCTGGGATGGATCGGCGCTGTGGGTGATCGACAGCTTCACGTCGATGCTCTACCAGATCGACCCGGTGACGGGGACGGTGAAATATGCGTTCACAACAACGATCCCGTTCTATGCGCTGACCTGGGACGGGCGCACGCTATGGACAACGAACTGGAAAACAGGAAGCCTGTACCAGTGGAATCCGGTGACGGGAACAATGATCAGGGCGCTGCCCGTGGGCCTGCAGTGGCCCTACGGCATCGCCTGGGATGGGCGCGCACTGTGGATCAACGATCTGAACTTTACACGGATTTACCAAGTGGACCCGGTGACAGGAGCGACGATGACACCGGGATGGCTGACGCCCGCAGGCGCACCGGGGGATCTATGCTGGGCAGGTGGGCACATCTGGCACTGCGATCCGGGAGCGGCGCGGATATACCAACTGGACCCGCTTACAGGAGCAGTACTGCAGTCGTTCGCCGCGCCGGCCAATGACCCGTTCAGTTGTTGCTCTGACGGGCGTACACTTTGGCATTGCGACTATACAGCGAACCGAATCTATCAAATAGCAATCACGTAACAGCTCAAGGGGGCAAAATGAGCGCGAATCTTCCAACATTTCCATTCACCGGCACCGGTCTGATGAACCATCGGGCCGTCGTGCCTGCCAGTGATTCCTACCGCCTGATGACGGTGACGTGCAACTTTGTGGCAGCGCCGACCAGCGCAGAGGATTTCACAATCACCTGGGACAACCACAACGGGGCGATCTATGACCTGCTCCTGTACACCCTGGACCCAGGCACGACAAGCACCTCTGACATCCTGTGGCAGCCAGACGAGGAGATCATCCTGACGGGTGAGGATGCGATCGTGGTCCAGTACGACAATACAGATGTGGTGAACTATGGCCTCGTGGTCACGTATAAGGCGGTATAGAGATGGTCCAGACACTAGATGGAGTCAACGTCTCAAACTATGCGGCAACCTACGCCGTAGACGTGGGCCAGTACCGGCACGCGATCGGGAACTACAATTTCACCGATGACGCTGGGGCGCAAGGCGCGTTTACCATCTACACCGTGACCGGGGACGTGCTGATCCATGTGTTCGGCCTATGCCAGGTGCTGATGGACAGCGGCGGCGCGGCCACGATCGAGCTAGGCATTGCAGGCAATACGGCGGCGCTGATTGCACAGACGACCGCTACCGACCTGGACGCATACGAGACGTGGCAGGACGCAGGGCCAGAGGCGAATCCCGGCAACGTGGTTACGGCGATGGGCGCCTACTTTGTGATTGCCAACGGTGCGGATGTGATCTTGACCGTTGGGGCAGCAGACCTGACAGCGGGCGATTGTGACTTCCACGCTCTGTGGATGCCCTTGTCTCTAGATGGATCTGTGAAGGCGGTATGAGATGGCACAAACACTGAACGGCAAGCGAGACCACCACGATGGCAGCGACTACCTGGCAGCATCACGCGAGGGGCGCGGGCTATGCCTCAAGGTCAACGACAAGGCAGGCACAAACGCGGCTGACACTGTGCTGACCGATGCGGGCCTTCTGTACGCCATCCCGACAGGAGAGCAGGCGGTCCTAACCTGCTTCTACCTCTACCTGTCCACCGCCTCGGACTGGGTATGGTGTGAGTTGGGCTACACGGCCAACGCAGACGGATCGGGGACGTTCACGGCACTCACGCCAAAATTCAGAGTAGACACCGGGGCCGCGAGAGAGGGAGCGTCGCCATCCGTGACGGGCCTTAACCCACCGATCATCGTTAAGGACACTACAGCCGGCGCGGTCACGGCGAGGGTAAGAACCAACGACGCCGGGGCAACGTTTACCCTGGCCCTGAACGGCTGGCACGAGAGGTACTGAGATGGCCTATATCGGAGTTGAGGATCTACGGGCGTACCTGGGCATCGGCCTAACCACGGATGATGACCTGCTACAAGAGGCCGTAGAGGATGCGCAGAGCTACATCGAATCCCAGACCAACCGGCGCTTTGAGGCCAACACCGAGACGCGCTACTTTGGCCGGTGGGCGCGGGACGATCACGACAGTCGGATCTTGGATATGGGTACCGACCTGCTCACTGTGACCACGCTGACCAATGGGGACAGCTCAAGCACCGTGATCGCGTCCACGAAATACTGGCTCTTGCCCAGGAATGGCAGTCCGCCCTATCACCAGATACAGCTATATCAGGACATCAGCGACTATTGGGAGTGGGACACGGATAAGTGGGTCAGCGTGCTCGGGACGTGGGGATACAGCAACACGCCTCCGGCGGATATCGTGCGAGCGTGTACGGCACTTGCGGCATACTTTTATCGACAAAAGGATGCTCAAATGTTTGACACTACGGCGGTCCTTGAGAGTGGCGCGCTGGTTGTGCCACAGGGCATCCCCGCAACGGTGACGCGGATTCTTGAACGGTACAAGAGGTACATCTAATGGCAACCACCACAGTTCGGGAGTTCGTGGACGCGCTAGAGGCGATCACGATCACGGGCATCCTGAGACAATACACGCAAGGACCGCCGACGCAGACGAATGATCCCGACATTCCGTGTACGTTCGTCATGGCCCCACGAATAGGGGATCGTGGTTGGGTATTCCAGAACCAGGGCGGCTGGCCTGAACTCATAGCGACACACGTCATCCTGGTGCAGGCCGCCGCGCAGAACCTACAGCCGGTCAACTTTGACAAGTCCGTGGACTTTATGGACGCGATGAACACGGCGCTGCGGGCGCTGTCTTGCGGAACGTTGGGGAAAGCGCACATTCAATGGACGCAGCGCATGGGGACCATTCAAGAGGTGTCCGGCGTGGAATATTGGGCAGTCTTAACCGAGGTAACAGGCAGAGGGTAAACCCGAGAGGAGTTACAGAATGAAATGTATAGGAAAGACAGACAACCCTGAATGGATGAGGGAGTTTGCGGAAGCCCTCGAGCATAATGGTCGATATGGAGTGTCCGGAAGTGAGTTCGTTAGGGTTTCAGACCAGGCCGCACAATGGTTTGCGCAGCTTGTGCGGGATGAAGCCGATCGCATCGAGGCCGCCCAATGAAAGTAGCCGTATGCACACCAACTTGCGGGCCGCCATCGTGGCACTTTTACGACAGTATGCTCCAGTGGCAGATCCACCACTTTACAGAACACGCAGACGTGGGCGTGATTCACATCCGCCCGAAGCGGTCATTGCCGATCGACGTGGCGCGCAACCTGCTAGTGAGGCAGTTCCTAGACACGGACGCGGACTGGATGTGGTGTCTCGACCAGGATGCCGCGTGGCTACCGGGGACACTGGACCGCCTGCTCGGACGGGATCTACCCATCGTGTCCGCACTTGAGATGATGCGGATGCCCGATATGTGCTACCCAATGGCGCTCAAGGGCCAGAACGCAGAGGGCGCCTACCGCGTCCAGGCAGCAGAGGTGTACAGGTTTATCGGGCAGCACTTGAACTTTGAGATCAACGCGCCGCAGATGTTGGCAGAGCCGACAGAGGACAGCTTACTCGAGGTGGGGTTCACGGGATGCCACTGTCTGCTCATCCGGAGGGACGTGCTTGAGGAGATGGAAGAACCCTGGTTCAAGGGCTATATGCCTGGCGGGGAGGACCAATACTTTTGTGAGAAGGCCGCAGAGATGGGCGTCAAGACGTTCGTTGATATGTCTGTCCTAGTCGGGCACGCATCCACAGACCGGATCATTGGCGCGTTCGACTTTATGAGCGGTCACAGGTTCCTGGACGAACTCAAGCGCACGCGGGCCCGCGAGGATGGACAGATGCGAGAGTGGACTGATGAATAAAGTGCTGAACGTGGGCGGCGGTCCTGTGCGTATCTCCCCCGAGTATGAGGACTGGGAGTGCTGGACGCTGGACATTGACGCCAAGTACAAGCCGAATTTCCTGATGGATGCGCGGGACATAGGGCACCTCGAGCCGGGGCAATTCGACGCGGTGTACTGTTCGCACAACCTGGAACACTACTACGAGCACGAGGCCGACGCCGTTCTGGCCGGATTCTACCACGTCCTGACAGATACCGGGTTCGTTGATGTGCGCGTACCGGATGCGAGGGCAGTGATCGAGGCGGTCATCCAGCGTGATCTAGCCCTGGACTCTGTGCTCTACGAGTCATCCGTCGGGCCGATCCGAGTGTGTGACGTCCTGTGGGGCTATCAGAAAGAGATCCGCGAGAGCGGGCACGACTACTATGCTCACAAAACAGGATTCAGCCGGCGGCTGCTGGGCCAAGCCCTAAAGCGCGCGGGATTCGAGTACATTGTGATCGGGGGTGGCGGGTATGGACTGAAGGCGCTGGCCTACAAGGTCAGACCAGAAAGCGGAGGGATCAATGACAAGTAAGAGCAAGAAAGTAGCCGAGGTCAAGCCGGGACTCAAGAGCAACGCGCAGCCGATCTACAGGGTGCTGCGCACAGTGGTCCTGTCCTCGGATCGCCTACAGCGTGATCCGGGCGCTATTGTGGACCTATCGCACTTGCCCCCGGCGTCTATCAAACATTTTGTGGATCAGGGGTATTTTGAGACGGCAGATGGTGAACCAGAGAACGACATCACCCTCAAGGCCGAACCGTGCAAGAACTGTTAGCATAAGGAGATCAACATGGCACTACCAGATGGAATGTCAGCCTGCGCAATGTGTGTCGAGATCATGACTGGCACAGTGTGGGTGGACGTGAGCGACAACATGGGGGTGGTCGAACCCCCAGAGCAGACGCGGATGTCTGCCGAGACCTACGTGTTCGGTGAGGACACGGCAGTGACGACCGTCGGCAAGCGTGAGCCGGTCGAGGTCACGGTGCGGGGTGTGTGGGCGGAAGGGACGGCGGACCCGTTCTACAGCGTCTACGCAGAGTTCACCGCGCCCTGCGGCGATCCGTTGGCGGTACGATACTCGCCGGCCGGGTGTGCTACGAGCCACGACGCGTTCAGCACCCACACGACAGACACCGAGATCGTCAGCCTGACGTTCCCCGGTGGGGACGCTGGCAGCGCAGACACGATCATGTACCAGTTCGTTGTCCGTTCGTCAGCTCTGACCCGAGCTGCATGGGCATAGGAGGCCACAATGGCACGTAGGAACCAGTTTACGGTTGATGCTGAGTCCGTCCAGGGGAATGAGGGCGCCAAGGTCACGTTTAAGTTGATCACCGTCGGCACTCGCGACCGATGGATCAACGATCCTGAATATGGCGATATTCAGATAGTGCAGGACCATCTCCTAGACTGGAAGGGGATCGAAGATGACGAGGGGCACGAGATGCCAAGCCCCAAGGATAAGTCAGAGATCAATGCAGTCCTGTATATCGCCGAGCTGCAGCGGCTCGTCACCTTGTTGCTCTCTGGGCAGATGGAAGACCCAAAAAACTGACCGGGCGCCTCGTGCGCCACCTATGGGTCCATAATGGGGTCTATCCTGATTGGATCGTGGATGATGTGTTCACGCTACGACTGTGTGAAATGTACAGTTGTCGCCCCTCTGAATTAGCAGGGGAGGACTATGACACTGTGATGGTTCACCGTGCCATCAAATCGGCAGAACAGCAGTATCTAGCAGCGGACGCAAAGGCACGCAGGGGCAAGTGAGGGATTGTGGTCACAAGTAGCGAATACCGCGTCAATATAGTCATCAGCTCAAAGGACCAGACCAGCAAGCCGGCGAAAAAAGCAGCCAGCGGCCTCGAGGGTCTCACTAAAAAGGCACTTAAGGCGGCGGCGGCGTATGTGTCGCTTAAGGGCGCGCAAGCTGCTGTAGACTTAGTCAAGTTCGGCGCAGGCGTGCAACGTGCGTCCAATAGCGTAGACAGCCTTGCGGCCTCGTTCGGTCAGTCCGGGCAGGCGATTGTTCAGTCAATGCAATCGGCGTCCGATTTTACCATTGACCGGATGACTGCGATGGAAGCTGCCAACAAGGCAATGCTTCTAGGTGTGGCGCAAACCCCGGAACAGTTCGCTGAACTGGCAAACATTGCCACCAAGCTAGGCCGGGCGATGGGTCAGGACGCAGCGAAGTCAATTGATGATTTCGTTGTCGCGGCCGGTCGCCAATCCAAGATGATCGCTGACAACCTCGGCTTGACGGTCAGTGCCACGGATGCACAAGAACGCTACGCAAAAGCAAACAATACTACCGTTGACGCAATGGATGACGCACAGAAAAAGCAGGCATTTCTTAACGAGATGTTGCGTCAAGGTTCCGAGAATGTGGCACGCTTAGGGGACGGCACCACGGATCTGGCTACCCGGCTAGAGCAATTGAGCGCCGAGGCTGCGGATGCTAAGGCAGCGGTAGGCGAGACGCTGGCGATCGAGTTGGCAGAAACCGCCGATGCTTTTGAGGATGTGGGTGTTCAATTGCCCCAGACCGCCAGCCTTCTAGAGGAGGTCACGCGCGCTGCTTTAAATCAATTCCTGGGGCTAGACGCATTGCAAGAGGGACTAGATGGACTCAGCGACGCACAGCGCACGAACCAGGAAGAATCTACAATGCGCAATGCACGCCTTGCTGATAGTTCCGAGTTGTGGGATCAGTACGCGGATGCCATTGCAGATGCTACATATGTTGAGGAGATCCAGCTTGACTTGACAGAGGAGAGCGGTAGAGCGTTTGAGCAGTATACCCAAGCTCTCGAGTCAGCACAAACAGCGTCCGACCAGGCGACCTATGATGCGTGGCAACATACTGAGGCGATGAAGGCCCAGGCATCGGCGGCGTATGATGCCAAGATCGCGCTAGAGTCTTTTGCCCTTGATGCTGGTATGGCGTGGGCGCGATACTTTGCTGATGTAGCCGAGCAATCCAGGGAACACGCCCAGGCGCGCGAGGCTATGGAGGGCGTACACCATTCCACGCTGGCGGGCCTTGCGATCGAAGGAAACGACAAGCTGATCGCAGAGGAAAATAGGCGCCACGCTGCCGCCATTGCGGGTCTTGATGAGGAAATTGCCAAGACCCAAGAGCTACAGCGTCAACAGATGGCTATGCTCCTCATGCAGCAGTTTGAGGACTGGGCCAAGATGAAGCAGATCCCAGCCGACAAGATGCTCGAGATGCGCACGGCGATCGCCAAAGAGTATGGCCTGATCTCGAATGAAGAAGCGCAGATCGTGGATCTGTCCGTTGCTACCTGGGAAGGATGGGCAAAGGATTTTAGCAAGAGCGCCGATGAGGTGGTATCTGACCTCGACGCAAACATTCAGCTCGTGCGCGATCTGAACGCCTCGCTTGGGGAACTGCCCTCTGAAAAGTTCATCGACATCATCATCCGCCAGTCCAGGGCCGGGGGCAGCGGGTCCGAGATGGTCCCAATGACACCACAGCAGCGCGACGAACGCGGCGGGGCATCTACCGTTGTTGTCGCCCCCGTGGTGATGGACCCTACAATGACCGACACATCAGGCCAACCGGACTATAGAGCGATCGGCGACGCGATCAATGATGGACGCCGCTAGGAGACACAATGGCATCGACATTTGAGCTAGTACGCAACGCGGTCGCAGTAGACCTACTCCAGGCCGAGAACGCGGGATGGCGTGGCGTCCAGTGGCGACCGCGCACGGCCCTGACCACAGGCAACCGTATGCCGCCGCTGGTTACTGAGACGGTAGACATCCTTGCGGACGCCACGAGCCACGACGTTCTGAGCGTTGACTTTCAGGACATGGACAACTATCGTTGGTTGGCCCGCGAGTACGTCAAGGATCGCACGCAGGAGCATCCCGTCTGGCTGCACGCACAGATGGAGAACGAGACAGGAGAACGCCGCGCACTGGTTCATAACATTTCGATGGCCTGGCAGACTGAGGAGGTCGACAAGACGGATCAGGATGTCTGTGCCAACCAGGCCCGGATCAGAGCGCAGATCACGCGGGGGCCGTTCTGGGAGGACACGGCGGCGAATACAAAGACGGTGGGGAGCAACGTGTCTATCTTTGCGGGGGCATACGACTACAGCGGAGCGGATGTCGTGGGGGACGCGCCGGCGCGGATAGCCTCCCTTCAGCTTTCAAGCGATGGGACCACAGACGCATATACTCGAGCCTGGATCGGGTTTCGATCGGCCAACAAGCACGGTACACTTGCCAACTTTGAGCCGCTTTGGGAATGCGAAGATTTTTCAGGATCGTCTGGCGATGTGGCTTTGGCTGCCGACGCGACAGCCAGCCCCGGCGGCGGGGGCAATACTAAGGCCACGTGCGACTTCAGCGGGACCGCAGACTGGCTTAACCGGATCAAGCTAGAGCTGAGCGATGTTTACACCACCAACTATAGCGATATGTACGGGCGTTTTGTGATCCTGTTACGGGCCAAGGTTGGCGCGACTACGACATGTGAGGTCAAGCTGCGCCACCATGTCTCCTGGGGTGATAGCGAGTTCTACGACGAGGGGCCAATTGTAGAGGTTTCGTCTACAAGCTGGACGATTCATAACCTTGGCACGTTTACCATCCCCATCCGTGACTTGCACGCCTTCCCACTTGCCACCTGGATCGATGACTATGATGAGGAAGATCAATTCTGGCTATGGGCGCGGCGCACAAGTGGATCGAACGATCTTGATATGGATTGCTTTATGGTTATTCCTGCCGACGAGCTATTCATGTATGTGGATGGAATGTCCAGTGAAGGCGGGGCGGTTCGGGAGCGCGCCGTCGTTACTCAAAGCCCCGAGGGTCTGTGGCATGTGATGTCGTGGCGAGAGTCCGTCACAAGTTATTGGTACGCCGCCGGGACTATCGCGCCGCAAGGTCTAGGTGTGCCTGTGGGCGATGGGCGAATGTACTGTGTAATGGCAACCAGCACCAACACCAACACTTTAGCGGATACCTATGATGCCACAATGAGCCTATTTCCTAGATGGTACAATCTCAGAGGGGCCGAATAATGGACAATTTGTGGCTTTATAAGCGACTTGCGGAAAGTACGGCAGGCCGACAAGAGCTTGGGCGTTTGGGCCAGATCGCCCGCAACTACCGCCACAAGTCTAACCGCATTGGCGGCTACATCGAAGCATCGTTCACCCTGTCCGAGGAGAACCTGACCGCCTCCGAGCTTGAGCAATTCTATAACCTGAACATCGGATGCCGCATAGAGGAGATCACACTAGGCCGCGTCACCTGGGAAGGCTACATTGCCGAGATGACGCTGGTTACGCAGGGGGCAGAGTTCACCCAGAGTATACAGCCTGAGTTTTTCCGCAATGGCATTATTGTTCTGTACACGGACGGGGACGGTGTGCGGCAGCGTGCAGCATATGACTATAATGAGGACAGCCAAGCTATTTTTGGCGAGTGTGATTGGATCGAGTCACTAGGCTCTACGACGTCAGCGGGAGCCGAAGCATGGCGAGACACGTTCCTCAATACCCACGCCTGGCCCAGATCGCGCATCACCGGCGGCGACGCACGGGAGCACAAAGGCAATGAGCCGCTGCCCGATGAGCTGCACATCACTTGCGCCGGTTATTTTGAATCGACAGGCTGGCGATATAGTGAGGAGAGCGACGAGGATACCGCAAGTAATTTGATTACCAATCTGGTCAATAACACCGATTTTGTCACTGCTGGACGTATTGAGACAAACAGCGACACGTTATCTTATGACTGTATAACTATTCCACGGCGCATCCACGACCTGATCATTGACATCATAGAACAGGGGGACAGCTCGGGCAACCTGTGGGAGGGCGGCGTGTACGCGGGACGCCTGTTCGTCTATGAGCAGGCCGACACCGAGTGGATCTATCAGCTCCAGGGGGATCTATTGCTGAACAAGGCCGGGCAGCCGGTGGAACTGCCTACCGTCAAGCCGGGCTTTCTCCTGTTCAATGGCAACGCCCCGACGGGATGGACGCGCCCGACCACGGCAGCAGATGACTGGAACGACCCGCGTATCGGCTATGTGGATGAGGTCACATACGAACGCGGGGTGGATACCGACGTCCTGAGAATGCACTATTATGGAGCGGCGCCATCAGCGTCCATCCTGGCGCGGCGGATGAGGGGAACCAGATGACAAGGAAGCTGGGAACACGGTCCTTCGAGGCAGAGGCGGCAGAGCTAAAAACGATTATGGACATCGCGCATCCTATGGCTCGCGCCGTGTCGCTGATGCAAATGCGGGCCGGACTGCGCGGTCTATGGCCTTGTGCCCCCGCCGGCGTGTCAGGTGAGTTGATCGATCTTCAGGGACTAGGAAACCACCTCACTCTCCACGGGAATCCGCAGTTTGACTCTACCTTGACGCCGTTTGTCCAGCTTGACGGGACCGGGGACTATTTCGACATCACGGACGCGGCAAGCTCAAACGCCTTTGACATCACCGGAACAGAGACATTTATAGTTTCAAATGGAATCGCTTGTTGGGCGTGGGTAATACCGGGGGAAACGGGGACAGTCGAGTACGTGATCAGCAAATGGGGCGCAGCAGCCAGCCGCGCCTACCGGCTCTATCTTGACGCCAGCGACCAATTTAATTTTGAGATCAGCGACGACGGGACAAATTCTGATGTAGCGACAAGTGCCGCAATAACTATAGGGGAGGCTTACTTTGTTGTAGGCCGCTTTGAGCCATCCTCAAATGTGGAGATCATCGTCAATGGCGTAACCGTTGCTCAGGCCACGGCACGGGCATCTATATTCAATACGGCAACTGACTTTGCGATTGGGGCGGACGGGGCAGGGGGTTCACCGTTTGAGGGGGAGCTATCTCTGGCTGGTGTCGCAGCCGCCTATCCGAGTGATTCCTGGTGCGATCTGATGTACCAACAGACACGCGATCTATTCGGCGGAGTGTAAATGAGCAAATACCTGCACGGATTCCACGCGGGAAGCATACGAGACGGGTACAGTTCGACTGGTGCGCACAATATGGAGGACCGCCCCGGCTGGATCGTATTCACAGAGATCGCCGGGATCGATGGGGGCGACTATAGCCTGTACAAAGATCGCGGCTATGGCGTCCTCGTCCGGCTGAACCACGGCTACCATCCCAACGGAACGATCCCCGAGAAGGCCAGCTATCCCGACTTTGCCGCCACCTGTGCGATGCACGTCAAGAACTCGCGGGGCGTGGACGGCTGGATCATTGGCAACGAACCGAACCACTCACAGGAACGCCCCAACGGAGTCCCGATCTACGCGCTGGACTATGCCGATTGTTTCAGGATGTGCCGGGACAGCATCAAGGCGGAGACGCCGGGGGCGCAGGTATTGGTCGGGGGCATTGCACCGTACAACGCAGAGACGGGTGACTTTCGGGGCTACTTTGGCGCGGTCCTGCAGTTCCTCGACGGGGGCTATGATGGGGTCACGCTGCACGCTTACACCCACGGCGCAGACCCGGCGCTGATCGCCAGCGAGCAGACGATGGGCGCGCCGCTGACAGGAGCGCACTACCACTTCCGCGTGTACCGCGACCTGATGCACTATGTCCCCGCCGGTGTGCCGGCCTACATCACCGAGACCGACCAGGACATCGCGTGGCTCAACGAAAACCGGGGATGGGTGCGCGAGATGTGCCGCGAGGTAAACCAATGGAACCAGGACCAACCCGACCGCGTGATCCGCTGCGCGTGCCTGTACCGCTACCCCAACTATGACCAGTGGGGCATTGCAGGTAAGGGCGCGGTCGTCGAGGACTTTAGGCAGGCGGTTGACATTGGGTACACGTGGACAGACACGGAACCCGAGCCGCCCGAACCGGAGCCGCCTGAACCAGAACCACCAGAGGAGGAACCAGTGAGCTGGAACGAGTACGCAAGGACGTCTATGGATCAAGGCTTTTATGATTGGCACGGGATTGGGGAGGTCACGCTGCCCCTGGGGAACGGGCATCTTGGGGATGCGGTGCTCTTGTTTGAGCACGACATCAACCAGAGCGCAGGGCAGCTTGTGCAGCCCGAATGCGATCGGCGACTGACCCCGCACATCCGCACAGCGCCGAACGCGGCGGGAATGTTCTCTATGTATTCGACGCTCGAGGCGTGCATTGTGTTCCCGGTCAACGTTGCGCCCGGGGAAAAGATCCGCGCGAGTGTGTGGACGATGGCACAGGACGCCGCCAACTCTGGCTATGGGACACGGTTGGGTATTGCCGTGACCGACCCCGGCGAAGGGCCGATCGAGGTCTTCCCCAGCGGGGAGGGATTCACGGGCGCACTGGACGCACTCGCTGAATGGGGGATGGACTGGCAATCGGACACCAGTGATGGGCACTGGGAGCAGCTGTGGTCCCCGGTCGTCACCTCGGCCGGCAGCCGGGTATGGGCGATGCTGCACTTGCGCAAGCGCTTTGCAAACCCTGCCCATTCGCACTGGGACGACCTGCTGGTAGAGGTCGAGGGCGACGTGGTAGAACCCGAACCACCCGACCCGGACCCAGACCCAGACCCGGACCCAGACCCCGATCCCATCGGCGACCTGATCCGCATTCGGGTGCTGGTCAACGATGACACGGTGTATGATCAGTCGTGGCGGGCGGTTGCAACGGCCCTGACGCTTGAGCCGGTGGGGCGGCTCGTCGCGTCACTCGTGCGGATGTTCAGGAAGTAGTGGGGACGCGATGGCGGTCACAAACGCAGACATACGGGACTTGTGGGAAAAGACGTTACAAGCGCAGACGAACGCTACGCAGATGTTCACGGCGACGGTCGACCGGTTTATTGAACACGACCGCGAGAACCATAAAGAGTTCAGGGAGGCGATCACGCACCTGCAAGTTGAGCAGCAGCACCATTGCGAGTTCATCAAGCAGGCCCGAATGATCATGGTCGCCTCGGTGATCTTGCCGGTACTCACTCAAATTGTAGCGTATTTCATCAACTCAGGAGGATAGCGATGGACTGGACGAAACTTGCAGAGGTGTTGATCTGGCTCGTGGCTGGTGGCGGTTCTGGTGTTGCCGCCTATGCGTTGTGGGCGTTTCTCGAAAACGAGATTCCCGATCTGGCAAATATCCCCGCCCGATATGAGCGGTGGATCTGTCTCGGGATCAGCGTCCTGATCGGTGTGGCTGGCTATTTCATTCAAGGCGCGATGACCTATCGCCCGTGGCCGGTGGAGGCCCAGGCGTGGATCGAGCAGATATTCTCGGTCGTGGCCTTGTCCGTTCTGGCTGCGCAGGCGATCCACGGCAGCAAGCGGTTGGACGCCTAGCCATTTGAGCCAGGGGCACCCGAGAAGGATGCCCCTGGCTACCCTCGCCTTGCCTCGCCTCGCCTGGCCGGGCCGCGCCGAGCCTCGCCGTGCCGCGCCCCGCCCGGCCGCGCCCAGCCTCGCCACGCTGAATGATACCTACCCTCGCCTTGCCTAGCCTTGCCCCGCCTTGCCTCGCCTGGCCATGCCGCGCCTGGCCATGCCTAGCCACGCTGAATGATACCTACCCTTGCCTTGCCTTGCCTTGCCTAGCCTAGCCCGGCCCTGCCGCGCCTCGCCTTGCCGAGCCTAGCCTAGCCGTGCTTTATTCCTCGCGCCATTCGGCAACGATGAATTTACCGTAAAGCCCACGATACGTTCCCAGGCCGATTGCCATCCCGCCGCGCACAAACGCGGTCTTGACGAGCTTTTCGTCAAACTCGTCATTTTTGAATATGTGGATCGTGAATGACAATTCCCACGGCAGATCCACGACCGGGCGCACCTTGGGATTGGGGATGCCCTTTGGCAACCGCGCCACGCGACGGTCAACATAGATCCCGGCTTGCTTGTCTTTGTCGTCAACGAACCCGTGAAACTCGATAGCCTCACCTTCCCGTGTGATGGGAATGTGCATCGGCGTGATCTGGACGAACCCTAGCAGCGCCTGGGCGATTTTCTTGTATCCACGCCCGCCGATCAGCTTGGCAACGCTATCCGTGTTCTGTGCGCTCAAAAAACTCATCACGTTCATCGTCGGCAGACATAAAGTCTGCGTACCGGGAACAAAGTACATTTTCTCCCCCGGCTCGAGTTGGGTCTTGTTGTCCCCCGCATACCTGTCGAACATGATCGGCGTAAAGCCTTCCAGTTTCACCCGTCGGATCGTAATATCCGGCAAGCCCGCTTTCTTCGTCATCTCTCGTGCCTCCCTTGGTTGTAATTGCCTGAATACTCTCTGCTATTTCCGTGAGGATGTTAGCAGCTTGTTGATGTCTGTGACGGCCTCGCCTGGACGGCGAAGTCTTAGCAGCCTGTAATCCCATTCGTAGTCCTTCCCGTTGACATCGATCCACATAAGGCCAAAATCCACGGTCCCCGTGCAGACGCGCGTCCCGTATTTTGTCCAGTATGCCTGGAGCGCGGGTGTGGTGAATGCGATCCAATCAGCCTCACCGCAGTGCGTGAAGTAGTGGACGTGGGACCGGATGATGATGTCCACCTTTGGATACTCGCCGCGCTCTTTCCAGAGCACATTCCAAAGGTGCTGCTTTGCGATGGGGGTGAAACGTCCGTGCGGGATGCTGGACCGGCTGGCAAAGTGCCTGGCCTGGATGATGACCTTCTCCACCTTGTAGTGCCCGGTGGACTCGATCTTAGACAGGTTGTCAACCTCTTTTGCGACCTCGTTCTCCCAATCTTCCTTTAGTCCGGTGTGATACGGCGTGCCGTATGTCATCTCGACCACGTGGGCCTCAGCCATGTTGATGAGCGCAGCCGCACAACTGGCCTGTTCTGATCTGTCCGTAGTCAGAACCTCCGTGCCGCCCGACTTGTTTCCCTTGCCCTCCACCGCGTCACCGTTGACGATCAAGAGATCAATGGGCTGTAGCGAAGCCAGGGTTTCCTTGTAGAACTTGAACATCTTACGCCGGATGTTGTACAGCTTGAAATGTGGCGACTCCCGGTCCTCCGGGCGCATCTCAAAGTCGGGATGTGTGAGTCCTGTCTGGTGCATCGCGTGTAGGTCGCTGAGTATCACAACTCTAGTAGTCACTGTCTTTTCCTTTCGTTGGGTCTAGTAGGTTCCACTTGTAGCAACCGGCCCCACCGTTTCAAGCTCGGACAGCGTAGACGGGATAGCCACGGCGGAGCGCCTGCGTTGTCCATTATCTGCGCGGATCGTCGCCGCCACCCAAACCAGAACATAGGCCAGTCTATGCGCATCTCACCC